CTTAAAACTTGATTAAAAAACAAAAAGGCCCCCGAAAAGAGGGCCCCTTGCATGAAAAACAAACCTAAATAGACCAGGTTATAACAGATTGAGCGCTGCAATTTACTTACAAGCTGCCTAACTTTTGCAACCTCTTTAAATAAAACTCGGCTTTAGCTAGATCCTCTGCCGTCTTATTCTCGCCTTTCTTGCCTGCTCGCCAGACGTATTTAAGCACCTGGCCCTTTAAAAAGCCTCTGTATTCGTCTAGGCTTAAGGCGCTTTCTATTGCCTCTATTGCCTCTACTTTACCCTGGGTGTAGTGGCTAGGGTTGTTTACCGCTTCTTTGTCGTAGTAATCAAAGCCTCCCATTTTATAACGTTAAAAAGGTAGATCATTAGAAGTCCCCGAGTTATTGACTGGCTTTGCGGCTTGTTTGGTACCACCTTCAGCCCCGCCTAATAACTCGATAAACTGCACACGGCAATTAAGGTAGCTCTTGCCCTCGTATTCGCTTACGCTAGGCAAGCCCTCGACTAGTACGCTTTTGCCCTTCTTTAAGTATTGAGCAAGCGCCGCCCCTTGGTTCGCGTCTCTGTAATAAGCGCAGCCTACCCAAAGCGGGTCTTTATCTCGCCCTTGGTTAACTGCTACGTTAAAACGTATTTGAAGCGTTCCGTCTTGCATTGTCTTTGTTTCGGCATCTTTGCCGAGGTTTCCAGTGAAATTTAGTTTAAGCATTTTCTTGTTTATTAATAAAGTCAATTGTTTTAAATATCTCGTAAGCTACCTGCGGCACTATCGCATTTCCGTAGGCTTTTATACTTTCGTTTCTCCATTTTGAAAAGGTAATTCCGTCCAATTCGGAGGGAAGCCCATCATTTCCGCCACAAATCGGGGATTGAGTTGGGAAGTTTTCCCAATTGGTTGATTTAATACTCCGTGCATTTCGTTTACTAAACTGCTTCCCAATTGTAGTTTTGGGTTGCTCCTTGTGCACCCTCCGTTCTTGTCTGATGCACATGGTGTGTTTAACAATGGATTCCTCATTATATAACGATTCAACGTCACGCTGTGCATACTCCCCTCTTTCACTTGACTGCTTTTCATCGTTGCCGTTGCGTTGGTTGAGTCCATTGCGCAAACTGTGGGCAACAAACCAAACTCTGTCCCTCCCGTGTGGGGCATTGACCGCCGCCGCAGGTATAACCACGGCCTGAGTTTCGTAACCTTCAGCTGCCAAGTCAGCGTGCACCTCGTCGAATACCAGGCCCCCATTCCAATTAAGGAGGCCAAAAACGTTTTCCCCCACGACGTAGCGAGGCCTGACTTCTCTAATAACTCTAAGCATTTCGGGCCAAAGGTGGCGTTCATCTTCTTTGCCGAGTCGCTTTCCTGCGCTTGAGTAGGGTTGACATGGGAACCCTCCTGAAATAATGTCAACTGATCCATTAAATTTGGTAAAGTCTGTTTTAGTAATATCGCCAAAGCTTTCGGAATTTGGCCAGTAATGCTTTAAAACTTTTTGCCCGAACTCGTTCCATTCGCAATGGAAAACATTTTCCCAGCCGCACCACTCAGCGGCAAGGTCAAAGCCTCCAATACCAGAAAAAAGCGAGCCGTGGCGCATTATTTCAACTCATTAAGCAACTTACGCAAAATAACAACGCTTTGAGGCTCTTGAACCTCCCAGCGTCTTAAGGTCGAGCGGTCTACTTTAGCCGCCTTGCATATTTTTGTTAAGCTGGTGTTTTTATCTATACAAAGCTTCTTTAGCTCCTTCGCTACGTTTTCTTTTCCTATATCCATAGTGCAAATTTAACTCTTTTTTGCGTAAGTTTGCAATATGTTAAACGAACTTTCTAACCTAGAGTACCACAAAGACACCAGCCACATTAGCAAAAGCGGGCTGGATCTTATCGAAAAAAGCCCCGCCCATTACTTCTATAAGTATCTCAGCGGCGAGTACCAAGAAAAAAGCAGCAAGGCCTTGGAAATAGGTAGCGCTGTACATTGCGCCGTCTTAGAGCCTGAGCGCTTTGCTTTAGAATACTGCGCCTTCCCAGACGTAGACCGCAGAACCAAAGAAGGCAAAGAAACCCTAGCCGCTTTTTACCTAGAGCACCCCGATAAAATCTACTTAAGCTCTGACGACTTTGCACAGTGTTTAAAAGTGGCCGAAGCGGTCAAGGCAAACCCTTTAGCCGCTAAACTACTAGCCCAAGGCGAAGCTGAAACTACTATAAGCTGGCAAGACTCGCAAACGGGGGTCAACTGCAAGGCTCGCCCCGACTTTGTTACCTATGTCAACGGCTCTCGCTACATTGTAGACCTTAAAACTACTGAGGACGCGAGTAAGCACAGCTTTAGCCGATCAGCTTTTAAATACCGCTACCACGTCCAAGCGGCTTTCTACTGCGACGGCTGGAAGGCTTGTAAGGGCGAAGAGGTCGAGGGCTTCGTATTTATTGCCGTTGAAAAGTCAGCGCCTTACCTAGTTAGCCTTTATCTTTACGAAGAGCAGGAGCTTAATTATGGCCGAGCTTGCTACGTTTCTAACCTTCTAACCTATGCCCATTGCCTCGAGTCTCAAACTTGGCCAGGGTATAGCGAAAAGGTCGAAGCTTTAGCGCTACCCGAATACATTACTAAAACACTTTAATAACATGGAAAAGAAAGAAACCCAAACCCAAGCAGTCGAGCAATTAGAAACCGCTGCACCCTTGAGCCTCTCAAACTTTGATCACGCCCAACGTGTAGCAAAGGCCCTAAGCTCTAGCGATCTAATCCCCCAAAGCTATCGGGGGAACATTCCCAATACACTTGTAGCGCTTGAAATTGCCCAGCGTATAGGTGCTAGCCCCTTAATGGTTATGCAAAACTTGCACGTAATACACGGGCGGCCCTCTTGGTCTAGCTCTTTTATTATTGCTGCACTAAACAGCTGCGGGCGCTTCTCTGCGCTTAAATTTATCTCAGACGGCAAGAGCTGTAAAGCGGTTGCTACTGAGCTAGGAACGGGCGAGCTAATCGAAGGGCCTACTGTTACCTTAGATATGGCAACTAGCGAAGGCTGGGCTACTAAAGCAGGGTCTAAATGGAAAACTATGCCCGACTTAATGCTAAGATATAGGGCTGCGGCCTTTTTTGGTCGCCTCTACGCCCCCGAAATACTCATGGGCTTACAGACTCAAGAGGAAGCAAGAGATATAGCCTCAGAAGCGCCTAAAACAAGCGAGGGGCTAAATAGTGCACTCTCAGCAGAATAGTACTATATTTGTAACAAGTCGTTAAACACTTTTCTTCCACGCGCAAAGTAACGGCCCGCCTGACTAGCGGGCTTTTTTTATCTCTTTATCCCTTTACTTTAGGCCCTTAAGCATCTCTATAAGCTCAGGGTGCGGGTAACAGTCTACCTTGTCCACTCGAGTAGAAACGTGGCAGAAAACGCCGCTCTCGCCTTTTAACGCTCTAGGAGTAACGTTAAAAATATCCTCGTTATAAGTTAGATCAATACCGTACTTTTTACCCCAATAAAGCAACAGCTTTCGCGTGCTCTCTATTTGCTCAGGCGTGTAATTCTCCCAGTATTCGTAATGCTTGTACTTAAGCTTACAAACGTCTGTAACTTCTCGGCCCGTGTAACTATAATACTTACCCTCTTTTTCCGTCAAGCCGCCCCAGTTAATTAGCTCTATTCCTATGCTAATCTTATCCAAGGCAACGTAAGGCAGCCCTTGCTTTTTAAAAACGTCTACCTTAGTTCCTAAGTGATAACCCCAAGCCGAAGAGGGGAAGCCTTGAACTATCTGGCCGTTACGCTCTATGACTATCGCCGTGCAAATCTTGTTCGCTTTCTTTTCCCAGCCAGCAAAGCAACCCGCACCCGTGCCAGTTCCTGCGGTATGGTGTAGGTAAATTTGCTTTTTAGGGTGCTGCTCTCGGTTGTATTGCGTATAACTAACGCTTTTTATATTGAGCTCTTTAATATCCATTTTAATTTAATTTAGTTAGCGTGCTGAGTGTTGAAAAGAAGGTAAGGCTTGCCCTCGTAAACCCCGAATTTAACGTCTAGCCAGCGGCCTCCAAGCGGCTTAGGTGGCGCTCCACGTTCTACGTGCCAGCCCATACCTGGTAAATACTCCTCCTTGTAAGTAGAAGTACGAACCATATAACAATTAACCAGCTCGGGGCGGTTGTTTCTGTTCAGTCGTTCAATGGTGTAAATTATCTCGGTAGACTCGTGAACGTGGCCGCTCCAAATAATGTCGGCACCTTCTACCATTGTAGCCATTCGGTTAAACTGAATAGCGCCCTTTGTAACTACGCCGCCGCCTCCTGAGCCGTGGTGGTATTTAATGCGCAGCGTTTGCCCTTGGGTATCTTTCTTAAACTGATACATAACCCAGCCCGAGTAAGTGCCTAAAGCGTCCTCTCGGCCTATTAACTGAGCAAAGGTTCTGAGCGGGTCTATTTCGTTGTGCGTAGTTATAGCCGTTTCGTGATTCCCGTACCCAATCAAGTGTATAAGGTCAGCGTAGGGCTTAAAGTACTTAGCGCAGTCGCTTATTACGGCATCGAAGTAATTTACTACCTGGTGCTCTGGCCTTACTGTTTCTTTATTTGCCCTGCGGTCTTTTTTACCGCCCATTAAGTCTAAAAGGTCGCCGTTTATAAGTATTGGGTGCCCGCCTTCTTTAGCTTCGTCTAAGTGGCGCTTTAAAAGCTTGCGGTTACATTTAGGGTTATCCCAGTGAATATCTGATAGGAGTAAAAAGCGGTAATTTCCCCAGCCTTTTATTTCGTAAACTATTACGCTGGTCTCCGCCATTACTTTAAATTATAACGCCTATTATAAAGGCAACTGGCGCAATTATACGCCACAGCTTTAGTTTTACAGTTAAACCTCTGTTAACGTGTTGCAAGTGCTTTACTGCTTTCTTGTGCTCTATAATCTCGAGGCTATCGGTTTTTATTCGCTCTAAATACAGAGGAACAAGTGCGCGAGCTTTAGCGCCTTCAGCTAAATATAGGTTAATCTCTAGCCGCGTCGTGCTGTCTGTCCAGCTCTCTGTGCATTGCGAGTAACCGCTGCAAGGTGCTACTAGAAGTATCGCCGCTAGCGCTAATCCTTTTAAATATAGTGTCATATTTTACCTGGGTTTTGGTTATAGTGTCCCGCAGTATTTGGCGCTTGATCTCAAGCTTTGTAATAGTGTCGTAATACTGTTCTATTACCGTGTCTATTTTAGCGGGGTCGCTTGGTATCTTAGGCCCAAAGCGGAAAATAGCACCAATAAAGATAAGCCCTAAGAGCACCCAAATAGCTAGCCCAAATAAGGCCACGTCTTTAAGGGTGTAGCCGTCCCTATTCTTGTTCTTTTGCTCCACCTTCCCCACCTTTAGCGAACTTCTCTACTGAGGTAAACCCTAAGCACATTATAGTAATCCACTCGACGGCAGCCACTAGCTCAGCACTCGGGGCAATTTCTTCTGCGCTAAAAGAGTTAGCTACCATTGTACCAAAAAGAACAAGGGCACCAATTACGCCCACTACTCGCTTACTAGATACCTCGCCAGCTTGGCCTTTGAACATTTCTAAAAGTTTCATTTACTTAATCTTATTTAATTGCTGCATATTGGCCACCCGCATTGAGTCCTCAACTCTGAGCTGCTCAAAGTCCTCTAAAGACTCAGGCACGGGCACCTCATAAACCTCGCAAACACGTTCTAAAAGCTGTACCTTCTCGGCTATCTCTTGCGCTTCTATTACCGCCTCTTTTACCTCTTCTACTTTCGCCTCGTTCATTGCCTGAGCTTCTGCTATTGCGGCGTGTGTTGCTGCTATGTTAGCCTCAGTTTGTTTGAGTTGCAAAGTGTAAGCTTTATAAGGGTCTGGATCTGTGGCTTTATCCTTAACGGGTAAACTAGCGGCAAGCAGGGCGGCGAGTAAAATAGTAGCTTTCATTTTCTTAGTTTATTACTCCTAGCTTCTTGTAAGTATTGAGCTCAGAACGCAGCGCAGCCGTGGAGCTGTCTGAGGTCTTAAGCATTCTGCTAAACTGCTTTAGTTGATCCTCGCAAGCGCTTAAACGCTCCTCGCATTTACTGCCCTCATTATTGCTCTGCTTTTCTGTTCTGAGGTAAAGAAAGATAACGGCGAAAACCATTAAATAAGTCAGCGCTTTGCTTGGATCTTTGCTGAATTGGTCGAAGCTTACGGGGAGTTTCATTTATCTAAGTTGTATTAAGTTACCTACCTTGCCCTCTGTATTTCTTCGCTGGTTTGTTGTTTTTAGCGTGAACTCCTGGCCGCCTTCTTTTCGGCTTAGGCTTCCAGGTTGCAGTAGCTTGCTTAACCTTCGCCATTTATTTCAGGAACTAC